TAACCGTTTAATTTCTTAACTGTGCCGGGTTGATTTAACTGATCAACAGTTGCCTGTAGAAACTTTTTATTACTTTTAGTTCTATAAAATCTAGGTAATAAATTTGCACTTTCTCTTTTTTCTACATTAGATGTTGGAACTTTTGGTTCGTTCTGATCTTTATTATATGCCATCAGTTACTCCCTGAACTGGTAATTGCTTGTTGACTGACTGTTGTCTGAGTAGATTGTATAATTGCACTCTTAATTTTGCTTGCAGTAATGGTTGAAATAATTTCAATATCGTCAATTGTTGCACCGTTAATAAAAATTTGGTCTTTTTCGCTTTTAATTTCATATAGTCCGCCAAAACTTAGACCGCTTTGTTTTGGTACTACAACAAATGTTACAATGTAAGGGCTTACCTTATTCATAACATACGCTGCTAATTCACTAAAGTAAAAATTATCACCAAAGTCCCAATTTTCTAATGCAAAAAATTCTGATATTGCAGATAATACTCTTGTTTTAACATCGTTATCACTGATAACTAGTTCTGCGTTTTTAACAACTTTAAATGTTGCCTGAACATCTACTGTTGCTTTAGCACCAAATAAAACTTTATATTTTACTGGGTGATAAATTACTTCATCACTTATTGATTTAATTTTATTAAGTTCAGGGCTTAGTAAATTATATAACGCATCAGTGCTTGACGGTAATGGTTCGTTGCTGATTGAACCATTAAGCCATTGTCTATAATTAATATCGTACTGTTTAGTTAACAAGAACACATCAATTAAATTTGTAATGCCAGGATCAATCCTTGATTCATAATCTGCATTATGTATGTATTGAAATTTAATTTTGTCTCTACCAATGTAAACTTTGTAATCCATAGAAACTGCAAATACAGAAGTTACTTTATTGAATTTTTTAACGACATTAGTATCTATAAAATAAAAGTATTGACCGTCAACATAAGTATTAAAATCTATAGCACTTGTTTCTGAGTTTAAAATTAATACTTTGTTATCAATATTATCTACGTAACGATAATCTTCTTGGCCTTGTTCAATAGTGTATCTTTCTAAAATAATTCTACTGTTAGAATCAACAATTTGTTCAAAGATTGTAGGATCATCTACTATACCGTCGTCGTCACTATCGGCAAAAGCAATTTGTATTTTTTTACTGTCTACATAACCGTCAAGACCTCTAAATTCTTCAGTGATTTCCCAATCTCTATCATAGGTAAATGGTGTTGTGTTTGCAGGAATACTAGGGTCTACATTAATTCCTAATACTTTAATAACATCTTTAACTACAGTATTATTTCTTGTATCATAAATTTTATCGCTAGAATCGAAGAAGAATCTAATTTGTTGAGCACTTTCAAAGATATAACGAGTTAATCTACTTGTAACAGTATAGTACTCAGTGTTTGTTGAAAATAACAGTAACCAACTGGCATCAGCTTTCTGATTTGTTGTATCGCCTTGACGGCCAGTATTAAACACATCGGTAGTGTTTAAATTTGTTTCAGTGATAATTTTCCAATTCTTAGACTCAGTGTCGTACCTTAATCCAAACTGTTTGTTAGAAAATACAAGATCAACCATATTAGTAATTAGGCTAGTTTCTAAACTAGTCCTCCATACAGGAATGATTTCGCTTATGATTGCACCGTCGGGTATTAGGTCGTTTAATATAACTGTGCCGGTGCCGTCTTCTACAATACCAGTAGAATTATTTGTACCGTCACCGCGAATAGTAACAACTTTAGACCAAAGTGCATCACATAGTCCGACTGACGGGATTGTAGTATATTCCCAATTATTGTTGTTATTTTTATTAAAATAACGACCTGCTGGTGCAGTAAACTTAACTAGAGCGCCGACGTTAAAAAACTTCAAGTTTGTGGTAGTGTAATTGCTCAGTTTCTGAATTGTACTAAATGTATCTTGTACATACCCAGTTGATTGGTTTGTGTCTGTCGTAACAGTTTTCCAAGTTAATTCTTCTGAAAAAATTGTTTTATTAAATTTAGAGTAATAAAAATTTTTCAGATTAGGTGATGCTAAAACTTCTGATAATTGATTATAGATAACTGCTTCAATGTCAGTTCTAGTTACGTAATTAAATCTAAAACTATCAATGTAATCTTCTTTGTATATGATACCATCATCTGCAAATAAATTTGTTTTACTATATTTTCCAGTTGGGTCAACTAAATCAAAGTATCTGCTAATTCCGCTACTGCTTCTATTAACTGCTTTTACTTTTACAACTTCTTGGCTAGTACTTAGGGGACTAATGTTGTAATCTTCCGCAGTAATCATTCTATTCTGAGTATAGTATGTAGCAGGTGCTCTAGTCTTAATACTGTCGTTAGACTCTGATGGACTAGAATTATTAACAGAACTTTGTAAACTTAAAGTTAATGTAAGTGTTTCTACTTGGCCAACATTACTAATGTAAGGAATATCTACACTAATATTTTTAATATCTTTAGGATTAATTGTATAACTTAACCCGTTGCTTACACGATAATAAGTTCTAAAAGTGCCTTGCGGTAAATTACCAAATACACCATCACTGAACACTAAGCTAATACGGTCATTTGCACGAGTGACTACGCCGTAAATATTTCGAATACTTTTGTTTAAGCTATTATAAATTATGTTGTTACCTTCGAAGCTAGGAACTTGTGCCCAGTATTCGTTTTCAACCCCGTTTGTATCTAATCTATAAAGCCATACATCCGAATTGTTAATGTTAACAGCATCTATATCAACTGTTTCGTCTGTAGCAGGTTGAGATAATGTAAAACTTCCTTGGTTCAGTGTTCCTTGTCTGAAGTGCAGGAAGAATCCAGTGTTACTGCTACCATTACCTTTGCCGTCGTCTCTATATATAAATGCTAATCTATTACCAAGACTAGGAGGTTCTTCGTATATTACGTTATCATTGCTGAAAGTAGTTGATACTACTTCAAACCCCATACTTCTACCATCAATAGTTTTAGTAAAAGAATACACAGGAACATCTGTGTTAGCGCTCTGAAACCTGTATTTTTCTGTTGGAATTCCGTATACAACACCTTTGTCGTCGGGATTTCCATATTGACGTGACGCAGGTAATCCTGAATTTAATACTTTAATGAACTGATCGTGCCAATTATTATTTGCAGGGTCATTCCAGTTTATAACTTGATTTGCTAAATTTCTGCCGTTGCTATCATATGTTGATTGAGTTGTAGACACAGACACGAATTTTAAAAGACCGCTGGCAGATACGTTTCTTTTTGGCTTATAGCTTAATAATCGAGCTAGTCGTAATACACTTTCTCTGCGCTCTGCTAACTCTAAGAAGTTTTCTCGAGCATTTAAATCAATTCTAAAACTAATACTCTGCCCTAAGAAAGCGATTAGATCAATTAGTGCCAAATATTCACTGGATTCTGTGTAATCGTTGAAGTCTTCAGGGTAATTTTCGCGGATGTAGTTAATCATCACGCGACGTAAATTTTCAAAGTCATAGCTCTGAAAATTGGCATTGCGGAAGCTCTGGTATATTCGTTTCCAGTCTTCTGCTACTAAAAGTCTATTTTGTCTATCAGTTGCTGACATATCTGCGTCCTATATACAGATATTTATCGGAAATAATTATGTGCTATGTTAATTAGCTAACAATCCGTTTGCTTGATCAAATCTAAATTTTATAGCTTCTTGAATGTTGTATGGCAAATATGTTAGTTCACATTCTATCTGTATACCAGACTCGTAGGTTGTAACAATAACTTGTTTAGCAGTAACCCTAGGATCGTAATTAATAATATCTTCTACGTTTTTTATAACGATTTGTTTTATTTCTTCAGTTAATGGTTCAAACAAAATATCCCAAATAATAGTGCCAAACGTTGGATTTTCTAGGCGTTCGCCTTGACGGATATGAAAATGATTTATTAAATCTTGTTTAATAAGTGCTAAATCGTAAAGTGAAAAAGTTTTAGTGTCGCTACTAACTGTACTAAAACCCTTATATGTTTTTGTACCCGGAAGATTAGTAGAATTTAAAGGAGGTCCTTTAAGAACTACTTTATCGTAAAGACGTTGATTTGCGCTCATGTTAGTATTTACTCCTCTTCAGATGCCTTAATTTTAGCAAACGTATCAGTTATCGTGCTATAAGTTTTCCACACATCAGGTACTGGGATATCGCTTCCCGCTTCTCTATCTGTCATTTCAGGTTTAAAATCAGTTGGGTTTAAATTTTCGTGATGCGGCCATGGTTCATGACTTGGTATTCGAAGCATTATACTGTCAATAGTGTTTTCAGTTTCGTCCGGATTTGCAAAAGTCGACAAGGACTCTGGCAGAGTTGCTGTAGCTGCGGATTCGGCGGTAGCTGCTGCTGGACCGTTTAAGTTAATATTTCCGCCAGAAATTGTAGTATTTGCTGCTGCAATTTCCATATTTCCGCCACTGGTTAATTTATTAGCCCCCGATGTGTTTAAATCAAATCCGCCACCAACAGTAAGATTTGTTTGTTCAGCAGCATTTATATCTAGTGTTGCTTCGAGATTAATTTTTGTGGCGCCGGCAATTGTTTCGTCGTGTGTTCCAAAGACTTTAATAAAATTATTAGCATCAACAATTACAATTTTGTCAGTACCTACTTCAGTTTGGTGTCTTTCTCCAACTTTTAAATTAAAATTTCTTCCTACTTCGATATTAAAATCTCGGTCTGCATAAAAATTAAAATCTTGCTTTGTTCTAAAACTAATACTATCTTCGCAATAGACGTCCATCTTTCCGTCACTTGTTAATTCAATCCAGGCAGTCCCTTTGCTGTTACCGATATAAATCAAATCTTCACTATTGTGTAGTAAAATCTGGTGGCCTGTTCTAGTCCTAAGTCGAATAAGCTCGTTGTGCGGAATATCCGGCAGTCCGTCAGTTTCATCTTGTTCAACTGCTGCATAGTCGGGAGGCCCTTCGGATGCAGATGTTCTTCTTAAGAATTTATCATCACCGTCGTCCATAACAAGAGTGCTGCCGCCTAGTCGACTAACGAAAGCGCCAACAACTTTATGTTCAGCTTTGCCTTGTCGGCCTTGCTTTGCACCAGAACGTTTATCTACCGGCCCCGGAGTGCTAACTCCAAACACTGCACTAGGAACTTCTCGTCTTGCACTAGAGGTAGTTATTCCGCGAATGTCATCTTTTAATAAACCTTGAGTGTTTAACACTTCCTGAAACGGAGTTGGAGGTTTTGGTATAGTTGTAGGATCAGCAGTGTTAGCTTGGGTTATTTTGTTATATTCAGCAACTGGTACTCGTTCTTCTAACCCATCTATGTTAAATGACGATGACGCATTTCCAGGTGTCATAAAATTCATCGACTTATCTTGAGCACATCCGATCCAATATCCTTTTCTAGGGTCACCGTCTACAAATACCACCATTACAATACTACCAACATCGGGCGGTATCATCCAAAATCCGTAACTTTTTTGTGTATTATCGTAATCATCTTCGTCGCCAACATAGTCAATACTAGTTTGTCCAGCGAAAGGACTTAGATACTTTACTTGGTGCAATTGCCCGGATCTAGCATCGTCGTTACCTACTTCATGAAGTAGTTGTACTTCTAGTGTTCCCATGTATGTCGGATCTAGGTGGCTAACAATTTTAGCAAGGTAAGGGCCAGGACTAGATTTTTCTGTACTACCGGACGGTCTTGTTTCTTCTGCCATAATTATCCTTCAAAACCTGCAAGGTCTGCACTTGCTTGAATTTCTGCAGGTGATCGTGTCGCAGTAACGTTACCTTCAGAGTCTGTTACTAATGTAGATCCGTCTTCAAATGTTTGTATACTAGACCCGTCATCGAATACTTGAATATTAGAATCCGAAGCTGTTTGTCCAGGTGTTGAAGCTAATTGTACAGGTGCTGTTGATTTAAT